CGACGGTTCCATTCTTCAGCTATCTCGTCGGCGCGCCTTTGTGCATCTTCAATTTGGCCGGCGTTGAGCATAGAAAGATCTATCTCATCCTCTGCAGTTGCGTCCTGACCGACCTGTCCATCAAAGTCTTCATTTGGTCGACCAGTTAACTGCACCATTAAGGCACGGCGGCCGGAGTGACCAGCGGTATCTTCGTAAGAAGCACCCACAAGCTCAAACTTGTTTAAATCAATACCGTCTCCGTATGCATCGACCGGCATGTTATCAAGGGCCTCTTGTTGGTTCTCTCTTGCCCATTGAACTACGCGGTTTACGAAGCCGGGAATCTGCTTTCCGTAGACACGCTTCTCAGGTACTGCTAACTGCGTACCGACATCGCCACCGTCTGAATCAACAGTGTCATAAATGAATTTTCTGAGGCGTGTTCTGGAAATTGGCTCGATGATACCAACATGACTGCCCCTTGTGTCGTCGTAGAAAATTTCTTGAGCATCATTGATAGCAATTTGCGCATCTTCAATATTGTCTGTATCCGTTCCTTGGAACAATTCTTTGGTGTCAACGACATACGCGACCGCTCCGTGTCCGTGAGCTTCCACAACTGCGCATTTGTAATAACTCTCTCCGCCTGTTCTAGATGGAGGGCTATGACAAGATGTAATCTTGTTAAAGTCGCTCATGCGGAGAATGTCAATGGGATCTCGCGAGATAATAATAGAGTACTGGCTCGTCTCTGCGTCTTTCAGGTTCTTTTTGATGTAGTCTGCGTTCTGTTGCCAGTACTGAGCCATTTTTTTGATTAGCTCGGGATTCTCCACTATTGTACTGGCGTAGTCGCCCGCGTACATGTCTAGGTGATCGGTGATTTGCTGATATCTTTTTGATTCTTGCTCATCAAGCGCCGCTTCGACCTGATTGCCGGTTACTCTCCCCGGGCGTGGCGGAAAGTCGGACTTTCCGATGTGCGTAGCAATCTTGTCAAACAGGGCCTTCTTTTTAGTCGCTAAATCATAAAGCTTTGCCAAAAACTTGCCGACTTTCATTTGGATTTTGCGTTTTTTGGACGATACCGGTCGGCCCATAAGCGAGGCGGCGAGTGCTTCAGTGCTGCCGTCTTTTAACTCTTTCACTCCCGAAAGAATTCCCTTTTCCCAATCAACTTGATAGTCCAGATTATCAAAGGTTATTAAAAACTCCCCAAGCTCGGAACCCTGATCCAGAGTTGGGAAGTTAATAACCTTGCGGACATCGCCTTGGAATGCATCGTTGAAGGCGAGGTCTTCCGGACCCATTTCATCAATGGCGGTGCGGATATGCTCAACTTCGTCTTCAGATATCTCACGCAGTAAGCGTGGCTGCAGGTTTTCTTTTAGCGGGCCTGCATCGTGTGGTAAATCACCGCGAGGCCTAGGCTTGTCACCAGAAGAGCCCCCGCCATTGTGATCGTGGGGGCCTGAGTCTATTAAGGCAGAACGGTTTCGCTTAAGTCGCGGACGGACTACATTCTTTTGAAACTCCTCTTCTTCTCTTAGGAACTGGCGCCACTTGTCGTGGAAACCTTTATTTTGCGACTCCGCAAATCTGGTCTGAGAAGTCGTCGGCGATGGAGTGGCCGGCTCTTCTGGCGTTGACAGGGCGATTGAGTTTAAAATATCGACAATCTCCTGATCAGATAAATCAGAGTTCCTGAAGTCTTTTAACATTTCAGGCAGCCTGTAAGAGCCCGGAGAGCCGAACAGGAAACCGTGCACGGCTCTTAGCGGACCGCGCATATTGGCTGGCGAAAACCCTTTCTCGATCATTTTCAAATCCATAGTGGTAAGGTGAGGAGTTTTTCTTCTGCCCTTTTTCCACATATCATTTAGCTCTGCCCTTAAGCCTATTAGATCGCTATATATCTCGGAACGCTCGCGAGCAGGATATTCTGGAAAAGCTAAATCAAACTTGTCTTTTTGCCTGTGGCTTTGGCTGCGCGACTGGTGGGGATCTCGCGGTCCAAATTCGAAATCTAGCGCATGTCCCAACTCATGATTCAAAAGATAGCCATAACTAGGGCCATAGGCATCGATCATCGTTGGATTCCCGGGACGGCCAATGTGCGCTGTTTTCGTGCCTGGACTGTAGTGTGCTGGTGCATTCAAGCGAGCCATCGGGTCATGCGGATGGTCTTTTTTGTTCGGCATCCAGTGTGGCTCATCTTCAAAAGCTACCTCTAAGCCGGGAAAAATATCTTCCCTATAGCGCTCTGTTGCCTCCTCTTCTGACATTCCCTCTCTATCAACCAGATCCTGTATGTGTACTTGTGCGCCGGCGCCATGGCGTGCAAAATCTCCATCTGGATCTAGGGCATACGAGGCTCTATATTTATCCATTTCACGGTCGACCTTGCGCCGTAGAAGCCATGGCAAATCTTTATATGCCGAGCGATGTTCAGGCTCAATATCGCTTTCTGCGCTTTCGAGAGTTTCGGGCTCCCCTTCTGGGTGTTGGGAAAGGAGATTTTGATCTACCAACTCTTGTGGTGGCCACTGTACAGCGGCGCCCTTTTTCCGGCGACCTTCGGCCAGAAACTCCTTCCACTTTTTATGAAAATCAGACATTACCTAATAAATAGTTATTCTGATGCGTTGTTGGCCACAATTCTTTTCATGGACGCAAATAAATCTACAAAATCAACGACTCCGAAGCCATCTTCGATCATCATAGTTTTAAAAGTAGTTTGATTCAGCTCATGTTCGAAGTTTTCAAGAATATAACGGAGCTTTTGTTTTCCTTGTACGCTAATAGACGGCGCATATAATTGCATCATCTTATAGTTGTGTTCGACAACTTTGCGATTTTCTACTATTGTGTCAAAAACTTTAAGTTTATTTTCGGAGGTTTCGCAAAGCTTAATAATGTCATCAATCGTGTGAGAGTGCTCCTCAACCAAAAAAGGAAAACGCTTCGCCACAGTAGACAGTCCGACACCTTTAATTCCGGGTAGATTGTCGCTTCTATCTCCGACGATGGCGCGGGCAAGAGCAAAGTTTACCGGATGTATTCCGAACTCTTCCACAATCCTGTTAGAATTCAACACCTGCTTTTGTATTGGGCGGAACAAGACTGTATCATTATCACACAACTGAAAGAAATCTTTATCGCTAGAGACGATTACTTTTTGCCAACCATCATACTTTTTGTTTTGGCACACGAACGAAATTATATCATCCGCTTCGACGGCTGGCAGAACTGTCTGTATAATTGGCAGCTGATTTAGATATTCTGCTAACCTTGTCTGCTGCCAAATTTTATTTGCAACTTCTTCTGCTTCTGACAAGTTGCGAATATCCCGGTTAAGGCGAATTGGTTTCCTGCCTTGCTTATAGTTCTTATCTTGGGATTTGCGGCGTTGCGAGCCACCCTCTCCGTCCCAACAGACAATAATCTCGTCCGGCTTTGTGTCCCTGATGAGCTTCTGCAGTATACCTAGAAATCCTTTCACTCCGCCGATCGGCTGGCCGTTGGTCGACAAACTAGGGTTTACAATATAGGCCCGGAAGTACATATTGAGCGCATCAATAATCAAAACTCGTTTCATTCCCTCAGTCATTAATCTGCTTCTCCAATTCTGTAATCTGTTCTGTAATGTAAGCTAACCCGCGCAAGTTGCCATTACGCTGATAAATCATTGCCTGTTCTTGTAGCTTAGATATTTGTTTTGTAATCTTGTTTCGCTTTCTCTTGCTAAAGAAGTCAGTTAAAAATTTCACCCTGCCATCCTCTCTTTATTCATCATTTGTCTGTATTCTAGGAGAGCCTGTTCTTTGTGCTTGGCCTCGATCATTACATCTAAATCGTGACCATAGTCATTGAACGGATTGCGAATCATATCTGAGTGGGCTTGTGGTTTAATCTTAGGATTGTTGTGTTCGACAGAGCGTGATTCTGCGTAGTGAACAACAGGCTTGACATCACCCCATGTGGACAGTGCTAATTCAAGGGCCTCTTGCTCGGTCTGACCACCGGGATGCAACATGTGGTGATGGTAGTCGAACACAATAGGGATGCCGATGCGCTTATACACGCCTTCATATAACTCTTGCGTAGAGTACAACGATGCTTTGTCGTCGTTCTCGACGGTAAGGCGTGAGCGCACAGACTCCGGCAGGCGTTCAAAGTTGCGACAGAAATTGTCGAGGGCGAACGGTTTATCACCGTAAGCAGCACCAACATGAATGTTAAGCTTGGCATACGGAGTGCGAGGCAAGCCGATGAGGTCGAACAAGTCGGCATGCACAGTCAAGTCCGTAGCTGTAAGCTGAAAGACGCGCTCTTTGGGAGAGGCAAGTTTGTTGAATGGGCCGGGGTGAGAGGTGATTCGCATGCCGTGCTGGCGCGCAAAGTTGCCGGCCGACAATGCAGCTGCATGGATGGCGCCGTAGTTAGGCATGTCCTCTATGTTGTATTCGCTGGCCCATGGGATAATGTCAGAAGAGATGCGAAAGAAATAAATGTCGTTGTCAAGATTCCACTGTAGGATCTTGCGTAGGTCGCGCAAATTCTGTAGTGATAGTTCTGAAGCATATTTGATGCCGCGCTCTTGGAATGTGCGCTTGATCATAGTGCGATTGGTAGTGATGCGTTGCGACTTAGGACGGTCGGAAAATGTCTTGTTGATGCACGCATAGCCGTAGTTTCTCATATGTTGATGACTCCTGTTCATTTGTATCTCACCGGGTAATGTTGAATTGTTTTTTCATTGATCATGCGCTTTAAGAAGCTCTCTAGGACTCGGGACTCCCAGCCTAATATTTTCCATAAAGCGCCCACTGATTGTTTCTTTCTGCGGTCTGTGTAGGGCGCCTGTTTTCTTACCAATATTCCGCACTTGTAATTACCTTCGGATGTTGGCCGGCCAATCACAAAATTAGAGTTTCCAATCACGATCAGATCCCCCACTTGTAATTTTATCTTGTTCTTGCTGCTCATGTATATAAAAGGCCCTCATATGATAATAATATACCATATAAGGGCAGTTAAGTCAAGCGATTTTCTTTATCGTTTAACTACCACTCGCCAATGTCCGGGTACCCAAACACCTCGAAAGTTGCGGTGGCCAGGAACATATCTCCAAATCATTGTTGGGTTACTGTGCGGGTATACCCATCGGTGTCGATGGTATGTGACAGTATATCCGCGATGCATGGCATGTGGCGGCGGGATAGGTATTGTGGCTCGATGGTGAATTGCGTGTGCTACAGGGCTGTGGCCTCTGCGAACGGGGTGAGCATCGGCTACTGAGCCTGTCGATAAAAACAGGGCGGCAATTAGTAAAATCATTTTATTCTCCTTGGTTCAAATGATGTATTATAGACGCATCAGTGTCACTTTTATTCATCATTTTCTCCATAAAAATCATCCGCAGAACCTTCTCGCTTATCAAATTTCATTACGATCTCTTCTTCCATAATGTCTAAAACATTACTTCGAAATTCCTCGTCCGTGAGTCTGTCTGTCCATTTGGTGGCTTGGAATTTCGCGCCAAGCGCCTTGCCATTCGTATCAAGCAACTCATACCAAGCTCCCGAACGCTTAAGTCGCGACGAGCCCGCAATAGCATCAAACCAACTTTCTTCATCCTGTACACCTATTTTATCTCCCCATAAAATTCTAAAATTACATTGTCGACCCTGTGTTCCAAATCGCGATTTTTCAAGCTTCACCTTGACCGAAGAGCCTATGCGAAACCCCTTCTCATCCAAAACAAAGCTGGCCTTTGCTTTGCGTCCTGTCAGCCAAATGCGTAATGAATATGCATATATCATAGCCTTGCCACCGGGCGTCATATAAGGCGTTGTAAGCGCCTCAGATGGCGAGCGAGTGATATTAGTCTTAAGCTGATTAAGCACAAGGAAAGTGCTCTGTGAGTTCGCAATGGGCACGGTTAACTTGGACATGCCCTTGGCCAAGATCCTAGCCTTAACCGCCATCGATGATAAAGGGTTGAAGTCACCCTCAATATCAGAAATGGCCGGGGTCAACGCTAACGAATCCCAAATAAACAACATGCGATTATCGTTAGAGCCTAATAACTCCTCGATCGTTTCTAAAACAAACTCGACAGAAGCTGCTTGCACATACAGTAAATTATTTACATCGCAACCTGATCGCTCCAAAAAGCTAGGATCGATGGCAGACTCTGAATCGAAATATACGACATCGATGCCCATCTTTTGAGCGTTAGCGGCAACTTGGGCCGCCATGTATGATTTACCCGTTGCTTCTAAGCCTGCGATTTCAACAATTTTTCCAACCGGAACACCAGCGAGTCGACCACGACAGATGATCGAGTCAAGCCATCTTGATCCAGTAGGAATCCAATCCTTGACAGCAGTTGGGTTGTCTTCTGTAAGGTTGTGTGCAACATTCTGTCCCGCCTTCTTGTTAATAAGTGCGCGCATATCTGCCATTGAAAGCTTTCCAACTTTCGTCGTTTTACTTCTAGCCATTAAGTCCTCTTGTGTGTTAAGAAGTGAGGCACCTGATTTCCCTATGCCTCCCTGTGGGCTGTACCGGCTATGCGTTCATTAATTCATCGAAAGCACGGTCAACACTGTTCGTCGTAGCAGTGGATCCGGGGGGCACAGTGGTGCTGCTGTATTTCTCCGTTTCAGAAGAAGTTGCTTCTGCTCCTTCGTCTCCCAATAGGAAGGCATCGAGCATATCGCCGACCTCTTGAGGCGTCTTCCGCTCAAACAAAGTGTTGAAGTCAGGAATATTCTCCATGAGTTCAGCACAGTACTCGTCTCCACCGTTAGTCTCATCGCAAAGAGGACTATGTCGGCGTCGCGGGGTCAGCTTGGTTTGAGGAAAGGATGCTCCGGCTGGCTTTCCATAGTGGAGAACCAAGTCGGTACCTGTCTCTGGGTCTGTGATGTCTCCGTACTCGGGATTCAACACAAGATTGATAAGCTGCTCGTACACAGTCTTACCGAAGCCCCAGATGCGTACACCCTTTGCTTCTTCGCCTCGGACGATAACAGGGGCAAAGAAGCGCTGGCGCGCCATTAAGTTCTTTGCCATGCGTACGCTATCCTCCGTTCCCTCGTTAAAAAGTTTACGCACGAATGCATCAAGAGGGTCATCCTCTCCGAAGTTCTTCTTCGGACTTAAAAAGCCCGGATTGTCTCCCACATTATAGTGGAACCAGAAATCCTTGAACGGATCTCCATCGGCAGTCGGAACAATACGAATCGTCTGTTCGCCGTCTTGTGGGCGCCAAAACTTAGATCCTCCTCCGCTGCCTCGATTTTCAAGAGCCTGCTTTCGGGCTCTCATCTTACTCATATCAATTGCCATTTTTTCTCCTTTTTTGTTTTGTGGCTGGTTGGCCTTGAGTCAGGATAACAAATTTCTTATCCTGCTAAAGTGTGTCTATAATATATACTACTTTGCAGCACTTGTCAAGCACTTTTTTTAACTTTTTTAAAAGTCGCTGCTCAGCGGGATCACGAAGTAATACATGCCAGCATCGTCACTGCACCAACATGCTCCATCTTCATCGTGAAAGCTGTAATTTGCGTCCATCATGGCACAGCCAATTTGACATTGGCCTGCACGCTCACCTTGTTCATATCCTCTGCTGTAAGAGTCATCTGCAAGGTAGTAGGCTCCTCCCAAAAAGACAACAGCAAACGCTGTGACTGAGAGTGTAACATACATCTTCCTCCACGGAAGCGCTCTGACTGTGCTAACGCATGCGCCTGCTGCCCTCTTTACAGCATTCCAAATACTTTCTGCTATTTTTCTTACCATTTTCATTATAATTCAATTCCCTGTATTATTGACGAACTACATGTGATATACACATATGGTTCCTCGTATTCGGTTTCGTATACTCCGAATCCAATTTTTATTTTGTCTTTCTTTATCTTGTCTTTTACTTGAGTTAATATTTTTTGCATTAATTTGTGGTCTGTTTCCAAGATCTTCTTTGGTATTAAGTAATAATAACTCTTTTCATTACAAAAGTCAAGAGGAAATAATAAATTTTCCACATTTTCTTCCACAGAAGACATTCCCACTGTCGATATGCGTGCGATATCGTCTCTTTTATTATAGTTATCATAAACCGGCTGACTATTGTTCATAACATTTATTATGTGAAACACGGAAGCTATTAGTCCGGCTGCGCTGGTCTCAAAATCAGCAACCGCGACATCGCCCACGGCATCAAACAACTTCTCTTCAGAAATTAAATATAAATTTTCGAACACGCCCGATCTTGCATACTGCTGAAAGATATTAAACGCCGCTTTGTCAACCAGCTTGGTTGAAGGATCTGCCAACACAGTATCCGGCCTTATATACACTACCGTGATCTCGGCGCGGTTGTTTATGACTTCCAGCACTCTTAAAGTCGCGGCGCACAACATATCCGCGCCTGAGGTAAACAACACCGTTTTGCCGGCGGCGTTTTTAAAAAAATTGTTCATCGATGGGAACTTAGACTCGCACTCTTCCACTGTCGACACTTTAGGAAAACAAAAAATCCCGTCTTTCTTTAACCCTTTAAGGTCAAAGTCAATTTTAAAAATTTTATATTCGCCATATTGTTTAAACTGCTCAACAAGTTTACATCCCGTAGCGCCTAAGCCGATTAAATTCATTGCTCTAGCTCCCTCATACTACCATAATCTCGGCCGGCAGAAGCGTTAACCATGTAATTGCCTAGGTCTGTAGCCATAAAAGTATATACCAATATCGGTATCAAGCTACGCTCTTCGTGATCCAGATCGATAACAACACTATCGTGCATAGTGAATGATATAAACGACTTACAATCAACCAGAAGTTTTGAAACTCTAATTAACTGTTTTAGTGTCAAGTCTGCTGTTGTACTCTGCACCAAGTAATTGAAAGCGTGATGATCATCTGCCGGGATTTCGCGGCCAAACGGAGTGACTACTTCTTTTCCATCGTAGTATTTCTCCATTAAAAGGGTGCGATTATAATACTTTGACAGTGCTTCATCTTGATGACTGGGGTTATAAAGCCATGCAAATATACTTTTCTTAGCTTCGTCCCTAGTTTTAGTGCCAGCCCAGATGTGATTTGCGTTCCATTCGTGCAAGTCGCCGGGAGGTTGGTCTTCGTCCCCCAGAGCCAAAATCGTCCGCAACTCGGCCGCATTAAAATCAAGCTCTAAAAACCAATCATTCTGGGGCTTGAGTACGGACCGGTATTTTTTATCCATGGTCAGAATGGGGAAGCTGTTTTTCTTCGTCGTGAGGCGGCCGGTTTTCGAAGCAAACATATTGTAGTCACAAACCGGCTTGCAATTATTTACTTTTTTTATAAAATTCTTTCCCTGTATTGTATGGGCGTGCTCTCTCATTTCGGACAGGTCAAGGTTCAGAGACTGGTTGCCGATCTTATCAATAATTACTGATAAATTTCGCAAAAATAAATAATTTGGCGGGCGATCGTAATTATCAAAAACATATTCTGTTATACAGCTTTTGACATCATAATAATCAACCAAAAACCGATCTGGAATCATATCATATAAGCAAACTTCATCCGCGTTTACTTTCGCCTCTATAAACGAGCGTAAAAATGCCTTCAATTTAGTTGTATGTGTGGATAGGCGATCTTTGAGATGGGCAGGACACACTTCATCTATTGATTGTCCGCCACAATATAGGTTTGCATATTCTATTCTCTTATAATCTTCTAGTCCACTACTGTACCTCCATGTGCAACTTAGGCTTGGTGGTAACTCATCATCATAAGTAAGTTCACCCTCCGCATAGTATCCTTTGCAGTCTAATTTCGTGTCCATCAATTGGAATAGCATAAGCGCCTTTAATAGTCAGTTGTTTCTATAACGACATTCGACTGATATTGAGAAATTTGACCTTTCTCAAGTGGCTCTGCGCCGGGCAAGAACTTGCTTGGTGCAAGGCGCGTTCGCAGTCTGCTGTCTGTAAACTGATCATTAATATAACCTATTGCGGCCAGCATGTCAACATTTTTCTGCAGTTCTCTCGCATCTTTTATCATCTTTTTCATAAAAGGCGTTAGCTCGTCTACCGAATATCCGTTCTCTGCAAACTTTACAACAACATAATAACCGATCCAGTATGCACTGTCAAACTTTTTATTTATTTCCTTCATTGTGTACTGCTTCCGCTTCGCAACCTCTGGTATTGTTCTTTTAAAATTGCATGTGGGGATGCGGCGACGGCAGTATGGGTTTGCTCGGGCAAATGAGTTCCACACATTTACGATAAATCGCTTAATGTGTTCAACCTCGTTATATTCTAACACGCTATAGTGGGTTGAAAAGAGAGTTTCTTTTGTGGTGCTCCGCTCTTCCATATAACTTTGCATTGCTGTCGAGTCAAGATTCGCCATAAGTTGCCATGGGGCGTTCTTATTAACAACGAACCCGTGTTTTTGTGCTGCGAGCCTATAAAGCTCGAAAACCTCTTGGTTCATATATTCGGATTTCTGTGCGTCGTCGTCAAAACTTGATTTATCGAGAGTCAGTACCAAGCCCGTACATGCCGGTGAGGCTATTTTACTTGACATTAGTGAGCTTGATGTGATGGGGGCGACCTTTAGGGCACGGCCCATGAAAAATAAAGCTTTCTCCAGGAAATCTTCGATACGCTCTAAGTCGTTCACATTAGCATTTATAGTTTGTCCGTTCTCGCGAACAAAAATATTACTTCCAATCTGTTGGCGCATTGCTTCTTGTACCGCTCTCCTAAGTGTTGATATGGGCATCCACGCTGACACTATTTCAATCTTTAAAGTGCTTGCATCTATGCCACAGCGCCCTTCTCTGACTGCGGTTTCAAATTCCCTAAAAAATCCCTTGTATGCATCAACAACAAAATCTGCCGCGCGCGGGGATTCCGAAGTGCCTGTACCTGCTTTTCGTAACTTGCTATCAAAATAGGATGCGCGGGATGCATTCAGGCCGACGAATTTAGATTCGTCATCGATTCGAGCAGTGAACCATTTTCGAATCCCTGTAAAAAAATCTTCAACTCCGGTGTGAAACTGGTCTTCCTCGGCCTCAAAGAGAGCCTCGTCGCGATATCTTTTTCTACTCTCAAACAATGCTCTCGTGCCTTGTTTGTTAGAACCTTTAAAATCATAATTGTTAGCCATAATCTTGTCCTTATTTTAGGTACTCCCGAGACTGTCAACAAAAGCTAACGCATCATCTAAAGTAATTACTGTTCCTTCAGAATTAAGTCCAGCAGCACTATGTTGATTGTCTTTGCATTGTGTCAAATCGCCCTTGCCGACCCATGTGCATGTGAGTACCGTTTCAAAAAACTCTGGTGTCATGGTCGAATCAATATGCACTATCATATAATAACCACCCAGACCGAGAAACAACGGTAAATCTCCATACTCAGAACTTGCACTGGTGCCCACACTAGCGGGATTGATGTATACGATTTGACCCGGTAAGAAAAAGTTGTTGCCCGTCATTGTAATGGTTGCATCATATCTTCCTCTTAGTTGATTATACCCGAAGGCGCCCATGCCAAAAAGCCTAGACTCGGCCAAATACTGTTGATCCGTTCTGGTAAATCTAATACTCTTGAGCATGCCTTGATTTTGACCTAAGTAAAAATGTACTATTCCTCGATCGATATCACCGGGGAGTTCGTCGACACCAACAAACTGAGAATTGCCCTGATCTATGAGATATGGCAAAGCTTCTGTTGCCTCTTCCTTGGTCTCAAATCCCAGCAATGTACCATTTTCATATCCGCGAGCATATATCGCAATAAAGTGGTAGACTTCGGTCGTCTCCTCGGTGGATATCGTATACATTGATCTTTTCTGAGCCGCGGTCAGTGCAGCGCGGAGCTTGCCTACGGGGATGCGATAGTTGGGCTTCGCATCATCGTTCGGTTCCCCATTAGCCTTTCGGTCGTCATAATGCTCACGCTTTGTGATAAACTCTGCCGGGCTAATAGGCTTGTTGTCGGTATCTACTCCGTAGGCTGGAAGCGTGAAGTTTGTAATGCCTACATCGAAAATCTGTTCGGTAAAGTGGTAGCCGGAGTTCGAAGCGGCGCTGTAACAGCGGCCACCAGCCATGGTATCAAACACTAACTCATTTAAGATCTTGTTGATAAACCGTCGGATACCCATAGTATATTGGCCGCGTTTGAGAACGCTGTTGACCCACCACTCGTTTAAGCGAGCTAGAGAAATAGGCAGGTCTGCCAGATTGACGCTTTGAATCTTATTTTGATAGGGATCCCAAAACTCAACATCGCCTAATATAATGTTAATTTTGTCGTATTTTCTCTTTTTTAAGTCATTGAGATAGTTTTTCACTTGGGCCGGACCTAAATCTCGCTGGGCTCCGGTGGCAGCGTTCGAGCCGAAAAGGCGTTCTTCGTCCGCGGCGTCGTCAAACCAGGCATCAAGTTCGTCAATCTGACCGTCAGCGTCGGCTACCGATGTCCAGTCACTGAACTCAGCGCGGGTGGCTGGAGTGACTCTTCCGTCTGGGTACGCCGATGTGGCGCCTTTGATTCCGTCGATAACAGACTCTAAATTAATTCTTATGCTATCTGGATGATACGGTGGGCGGTGTAGTGCCTTTCGAATAGCCCAGTCCAATATATCTCCGAAATATACAAATCGAAGTCGATAATGATCATTGTCGTCCGGAGGAACATGTTGTCCTCCGAACAATATAGCCTTGTCAACCGCGTCAGAAACTAGGTCGTTCCAAGTGCCCCCGATTTCTCCAGAGTCATTGGTGCCGGCATTGCTTGCTGCAGCGGCGGAGGCCTCTTCGGCGATTTCGTCGCTGATGGAGTCCATGATCGAAGGACTAGTGCCTTGCTTGCCTGCGGCATCGTTATAGTTGCCCTCGTCAAAACCATCGACTGGGCTGAGTGATGTATTAAGAACATTTGTGCTATGCCACGGAGGGGTCGCGGATTTGATTGCGGTGCTGCCGCTCACTTCTGCTCCGGATCGCTCGATTAAGCTAAAGGGGAAGTCAAGCACTTTAATTCTCGGAACACCCTCGTTGTCCCTATCCCAAGACCGGCCGCCGCTTCGTCCGCCGGTGGTGGTCTGTTTGGCGCCATGGTTCGGCCCATAAGATAAAAACCACGGATAACCATAGTGATCTTGCTCGGAATTTTCGGAAACGCTATCATAATAGCTGTTCGTGCCGTCCTTTTCCAACTTGCGCCCGTTCCAAGCGGAGCCTCCGGGGACATTGATATCCGAATGATAAGTTTCATCGGAGAGCCATCGCAAAAATATTTCTGATCCCATACTTCTAGAAAGTCTTCTTAGGTCTGCCAGATGATTTTCCATCACATCGATTTGATTCTCGTATGATCCTGTTGCGGCATTGCCGGCGCCGGCGCCTTGGCCCGGGTTTCCGTATGCATCTCCGGCCGCTTGAACGCTGCCGTCGCCAGTCACGACCTGATCCTCGCCAGTTCTCAAAGCAGTGGTGATCGCCTCAACCTGAGCCTGTCTGGCTCGTTCGAAAGTGGATCGAAGCAGATCACAATTAGGATCATCTAGGATTCCCTCTATAGCTGCTCGATACGATATGTCTAATGACACAGAGCCGTCCTCGCTATAGTTTATAACATGGTCAACAATGGTGAGATATAATATGGTACTGCAGGCTCTTAAGGCCGCTCTCTGATCATCGCTAAAGGGAGATTCGTCGGTAAACTCCCACCCGATGACGGCCTTTAATTCAAAATATTCGGGGTCATATAGCCATTGCCATCGGCATGCATTGGAGGTCATTGCTGGCAAATTTGCCATGCCGGCGGTGGCGTTGCCGGGCCCGCCAGTTAATGCAGTCCTCATGATGAGATCAATAAACTGGTAATAACAGTTTTTTCTAATTCCGGAACCATCCAGATAGGGCACCTCGACCGGCCCTCTCGTTTGAAACAGTTCTCCTATCTCATTAAAGTGCAGGCTCAAGTTTGCGCTAAGCAAATTCGCAGCCTCCGCCGGATTTGTACCTTCATACTTCCAAGAAAATCCAGTTATTCCAACTCCAGTTCCTCGGCCGATGCGGTCTTCAAGTAGTTGTTTGAGTCTAGGCTTATCAACTTCTACGGTTGTCGCGGAAGACACATCGGTTTGTATAGTTCCTGCGATATTGTCAGCAAACATGAGTTCTACATCCCACGATTTACCTGCATCATCCGGAGCGTCCATTCCGGGCAATGCTTCAGAGACATAAGTTTTGTAAAGCCGAACCGACGGAACGAGAAATGACATCTGGTATGGAGTCAAACTCATGAGCGGACCCAGATCGCCCCTCCCGGCGATTAGGCTCATCATTTCGGTCGGAGATCCTTTGATCGGAATAAAAGAGGTGTACAAGCAGTCTTCATTCAAATCTCTTATGCCGGTGTTTTCATCTACGATTCCACGAAGAAGATAGCGCATTAGAAAACATTGCTCGTTGAGGCGACGGCGGAGGCTGGGGTTTGATGACATTTATGATTCCTTCTCTTGTATTTCTTAAGCTTATCAGTTGTTGGCTGAACATTTAAGTGTTGTGTTGTTATTGACTATAGTATTTTACAACTTTGTCGATAGGAAACGGAACCTGAATGGTGTCTCCTATTTTGCAGTGTGCTTCGGTCGGCTTATAATTAAACCAAGCAATTACCCACCAATACTGTGGGTCGTTATAGTAACGACTGGCTAGTTTCCAATACTTATCGCCGTGACTCCATATGTGTTCTTTCATTCCTAAGCGGGATCTCTGAGCGTCCGATATATCCCTTAGTCTTGGCGTTTCATATTGACCTATTTGCTTGCGGTCGCGTGAAGATCTAAGCTCATCGTGGACCTCTTCTTCGTTGACGAATGTTTTTCTATTATTATATCTTGTTTGTGACATTGTATATACCTTTTTTAAAATTTAAGCTTGTTTGGATTGTCTGGAATATTGGGTGCGTCCGCGCCATCAGGATCGGAAAAGCCGGCACCATAATTGTTTCCATATGCCTCGAAATCGCCATCGGATTCAGCAAGTATATTTGGCGTAGCCTGATGAAGCACACTAAGAGTGCAAGTGATCGTGTACAATTTTGGGCACAAGTTGCCATCTCCAACCTCAAAAAAACCGGCGTTCGCATCCGGGTTGATTGACAAATTATTAATACAGCAAATTAAACCTTCAATTTTTGTGTCACCATAAAATCGCTTCGGCGCGATTTCTGAAAAATTCTTGTCCGTGTCGTCCGCCTCGTTAGCAATTAGGTTTAAATATTTTACCGTCACTAAAGGTGGTGCAGATATACACCACCTTTTTTCTGCTTTAAGTTCGCCACTCTCAGCCAGTATATCCCGCTGCATTGGGTTGGAATCAAAGCCGCCCATATATCCACGATTCTCGTATACCGGATACATCAATTGAGTTAGTGCCGAAATTCTACGCATGTTCTCTTCAGCCTCTTCTATGTTTGCTGCAGGTGTCTGCCAAGTTAATTGTATGTTTCTTTCCGTGCCGCTAAAGTTTCTGATCGGATCAGACTTTCCGTATGGTTGCGATGATGCCCAACTTGAACCATATGAATCTACAAACTGAGTCACAAAAGCTTTGAAATCTGCTCTAGTTCCAGAATAGAGGCTAACAAAAGATAGTACGGCACCACCTTTAGCATAGTTGATATCAGGACTTGCTTTTAATCCGTAGTAGTCTATTTTGTGATCACCACTCATGAGATGTCCCTCGTATTGTAAACATCCGAGTTTACAGCATCGTCAAAGTCGTCGGCGCTGTGGAACGCGTGGGATTGACCCTCGGCCATTGATGCGAGAACCTCAGAGTCTACCTCAAAATATCCCGCTGCGTCAATGGGCGAAAACACAAACCCACTTAGGGTTCCGGTCAAGCCGCGGTTGGAGTCCTTAGGTCCCTGAGATACCAAGTTAGTGAATTTGATAGCGATCATTGGCGGAGCCTTGATAGATGTCGCGCTGCCTCTAATCGTCTGTAGCGGATACAGCATCTTGACAAAGTTGGTGACTTTTCGCAAATTAGCAGCAGCCTCGTCTGGGTTTGCCGATACGACATCCCACGAAATCGAAGTGACTCTTTGTGTTCCCTGAAATGACTTGATCGGATCCATTCTGCCAAGCGCATTGGTCGAATCCCAGCGTGTCGTAAAATTATCCGACAAACCTGTTATAAAAGCTTTAAAATGAAGTTTCATCTGAGTAGGTATGTGGACTATTGTAACCGCATACTGCTTCGCTACACCTTGATTTTTCTCTACCGTAAACCCATTATCAAATACTCCAGAAGAATTTACAGAATCTCCTTGGAGCCACTTGCTTTTATGACTTGCCGGCATTCTACCATATTGAGTGCCATGGTCTGTGGAACTTATATAGTTGCCTCCTTGGACCGCGGTGCGACCGTCTGCGTTGGATTCTTCCATGGATTTTTTAATCGTGTCCGATTTGCTTATGTCGTATCCATACGGAAAACACTTCATGTCCTCTGAGCTATTCAGCCAATCGCCCGTTATCTTATCCCATCCAAGAAGATGATCGTGTACAACGGTCAATGTACAAGAAATGTTTAATAATTTTGGTAGTAAAGCCAGTGCCATTATAGTATAAGTAGCCCGAACAACAATATTTATCAGGTCTGGCGCGCCTGATTTTGCTGCCTTCTCATTTCAGTATTCACAATCGGCACCACCTGTCTTGCCAAAGTTGAGTTGGCAACCTTGAGAGTCACCTCCACATTTTCCGGACCTGCTTGTGGGGCTGATGCTGCAGCGGCAACGCTTCGAGTCGATTGGGCGACTTGGGCCACTGCCCGTACGAGTGCGCTTAGTTCGTCTCCGTTAGAAACCGTACTTGCAACTGCTAATTTGTTAGCTTGAGTGACCAAGTCAGAGACCAGTTGCACATCATCTCTTGTTAGTTGGACTGCGGCGGTGACAACTTCTGAAACTTGCTGACTGGCCAATGTGGAGATAGATGCCCTGAACTCGAATGACTTGGTGACATCGACTTCGTTAACCGCCCGGGCAACATTTCGAATTGCATCGGCAATATGGTTAATATTGTTCACATCGACAGCTTGAAATTGATGCAGAGCTTGCAGGTTGGAAGCCATGGCGCCACCCAGAGGCGTGACAGACTGAGAAAGTCTTCGGAAATCCGATGCGGCTGAGCTTGCTGCCGAGCCTGCTCTGCGAAGTCTTGGTGCGAAAGCGGCAACACCATCATAAATGCTTGGTGAATGCTGCGGCTTGAAGAGTTGGGTTCCTAAATAACCAAGGGCTGCGATCAGGCCGATCCCAAGGGCGCCGCCCATAAGTGCAGCTGTAAACGCTCCGGTCGCGGTTGCGGCGGCGCCTGCAGAAGCGGTGTATATTTGCAGACCAGCTTGCATTGCCGGCAATATTGCACCGAACACTTTGATAGCACCGTAGGCAGCCATAATTGCTGGTGCCCACTCTTTCCATTTATCGATATTGTCGGCGACCTTTTGAACTACCTTCAGCAACCAGTTCATCAACTGTTCAAGTTGCGGAGCCATGGCAGCTAAGGTGGCGTTCCACTTCTCCCCAAGAGACATGAGGGTCATTTGTTGATTAGCTAATTCTTCTGCTGACATGGAATTCTTATACATGGCACTAGCTGCGTTCTCTAGATTGCCAGACATCAGCATCGCTAATTCATTAACATCCTGCAGACCTGCTGCAGAGGCGATTGCTTTGCGCTCATAATATTCCATGTCTTGGAATGCGCCGGCGGCCTCTTCGATACCTATTCTTAATTTTCTAAACCTTTCATATGGATCAGTTGTCATTAACATTTCTAACGAGTTAAACAGGTCGCGACCAAGAACTGCGTTTAGTCTACCGGCGGCGTTCGCTGCCCCTTCGAATGTATCGAACTGTGAGGTGATAGCCAGCAATTGATTCATTGAGAGGCCCGTATCTTTTGTGATGCCTTGCAGATCCTTGAAGACCTTCATTATTTTATCGCCATGAACCGCCAAAGACATTGACATTTGTGCAAAGTCTCGCTGTACGATCTGGGGCGGAACATTCAACGCCATGGCAAATGCTTGCAGTTCTCTGGTTGCAGCTTCTGCTTGGCGACCGGACATGCCCATCACCTTATACATGGTTTGCATAGACTGTGCTGCGGTATCGGCGGATGTTCCTGTTTGCATTAGCAAGCTCACAGTGTTAGACATAATTCTTTGCGTTCTTTCTGATTCTCTGCTGAACTGCGTAACAGTCGTATACAAAGAGCCAAACGCTTCTCCCACTTCTTGTGCAGAAACGCCAAATCTCAAGTTTGCCTGAGTCACTTGACTGATCAGGGTGTTATATTGAGTAAGCTCTGTGCTAGAAGCTGCTATTGTTTTTGCGAATTGCATCTGAGCATCGTTAATACCAACAGCAATATCCCACCCCTTCTTAAGAAGCAAAATAAAGCCTTGCTCGAAGAAGCTAGAAAAGGTGTTCGCTGCTGTTGTCAGGGCGCCCATGGCGTTCTTCATAGAGAACAATCGCTGATTGCCTTCTCCCAAGCGAGAGGTCATAGCCATAAGTTGAAAAACAAAGTTTTCGGTCGCATCACTCGTTACGCCAAACATGCCTCGAAGGTTACTTAGCCCCTTTTCGGCCGCCGTGTTAATCGTTTCGGTGGCTTCCATGGCCTCGTTATATTCTTGAAGCTGACTCGTTGCTTCAACGAGTCTTTCTCTCAGCGCAGCTACTGCATCTGCGTTTCCTCTGTTGGCTTGGATAGCCGCGTTTAGGAGCGAAATTTGCCTCTCTTGCCCTTTGACAAGGGCCTGCATTGCTCTCTTTTGATATTCGGCAGCTTGACCAGAACCTCTCGTAGCACTGGCCATTTGCGACATTGCAGCAGCAGTATTCTTTGCGGAGCGCTCTACTTGTTCTAATACTTCGTTAAGCTCTTCGCCGGTCTGTATGTCGTCAGGATTGAATGTATCGCCGGAACTCATATATAGCTATCCCCTATCTAACAGGCCAGTCTAAGCCAGTAAGTCTTTGGAATTGGTTGATAGATCTTTCTAACGAGGCTTTCGTGCTATATGTTCTGGGATCATCTAGGCCGAATCTCTTCCACGCATCCATATAGCGTTTTTCGCCGGCGAGGGCTTTGGCGAAAGCGTCGACTTGTGACGGATTGCCCCTAACCTTTACCGGAATTGCACCGCCAGATCCAAACATGTGTCCTAGAATTTTTTCAACCGCCCAGCCAAACTGACGAAGAAAGCCTCCTTCGTTGATGGCGCCGGAATTAACAGCATCGAGGTCGATGACCACAACATTTATTTTGTCTTCACTGATCTGGTTCTGCTCTATCATTTACAAACTCCTAAAATAATTAGTTAAACAAAAAAGAAAAGCTGGAAACATGTTCCAGCTTAGGTATTTTAACTTTACCTTTATCGTCGGGGCGCTTTTCTACTGCGCTGGGCTTCCTGTATTTGTTCGTTCTCTTGTTCGAACTGTTTCGCTAACCGCTCTACAAACCAGCTTCTTAGAGCAATTGGTAAATTGTATAATTCAAACAAGCTCCAGCCGCCATGATATTTTAGTAAGAAAAACTCTTCATATACCTGAGCCATGTACTCATCGGTTAGGCCAAAAAAAGTCCGCGGTAAACGGAACCTCCAGTCGAGATTCTGTCTCGCACTCTGCGCAACGAAAAGGCAGAGCCATATCTACATTTGGGACAAGTGCGTTATAGGCAACTCTCAAATATTGTGCGTCTAGAGTTGGCATATTATCGACAAATTTACCGACCTCACTACGATTTGTGTGCCCGTCAATAGAAACAATGTACTGTTTCATTTGGCTGGTTACGGAAGTTTCTGCTAGTTTATTTTTCTTGCGATTTTCTATAATCTTTAGAGCAAGCTTCTCATCATGACCGTTCATTAGTCTGACTTCGACTGGAAGGCCAGTCTTTGGCAGCGCAACTATGAATGTACCCTGTTCAGTCGGGCCATCAACATTCATGTCTGCCCACTCTCCTATATCGTTCTCCACTTCCAAAAGATTAAAAGTGCTTTCAGAGACATCGCCACAAGACGGGCAGATGCTGCGTGTAATATAATCCGGACCATAGGCGTGTATTCTTGTTTGGATCAAAATTGCATTTCGATCTCCCACTAATAAGCTATTAACATCGATCGTCTTATCAACAAGTAGGTTTTGAATTAACCTGTCTATAGCTAAGCCTTTTTTAAGTAATGAACGAGAAGTTAATATATCCTCGTCCTTAGCTGTCATATGACGAATCTCCACAACTTCTTGTCCGGACAAGGCATGTCCTTCGGGATAATATCGCCCTTGGCTGGGGAGTTCTACGAACTCTGTAGGGACCACATACGACAGGCCTGTGGATGCCGCATTTTGTGTGCCGGCTGTCTCCGCGGTTATTGCGGTTGCGTCTGCCGGCGGGGCTGCACGCTTGGTACGGCCCTTGTTATTTCTAGCCATTTTTACCTCTTATGTTTTATATTTTGGTTTTTATATTTATAGCACATTTCGTAGTGCCTTGTTAATATTGTATATTGTTTATTAGCCGTTGCCGTCGTCGCTGACTGGGTCGGAGGATCCAGGGGCAAACAGAGTCGTGCCTGCTATGCTGGATACATCATCGCCGGCATGTCCGCCGCCGACGGTACCGTTTGCGCCGGCGCGTGAATATTCGGCCCAGTCATATCTGATAGAAGTGTCTACTGTTAGCATCTCGTCGCTGCCATAGTCTAACCCAGAGAGGCGGACGCTCTTGAAGAATGCATTTTTTAGCGTCCACTGTTCGTGCACATCTCCGTTTGCGTTAACCATGTAGATGTATACATCGCCAAGCTGCTTGTGTAAAGACTCTTTTCCGAGAGTGTGCATCGACGATGCTTCGCCATCATCGGAGGCTGGAAGATTGTACCCAGCATCAACGAGCATCTTCATGAACACATCTGCGGCGCCGTCGGCGCCGACAACATCGACAAAGGATACGGAAACTTCATTCCACTCAACGCGGCCGGGATAATAAAACTTATGATTGATATATGTGTGCTCTGTTTCCGAGACCGATATAGACGGACGATCGACGCGCTTACACGCATACTGTAGTCCAGAACCATCAGTGAGGGAACCCAGGGTTTCAAAACCAATGAACCACCTATAAGCTCTTTTTGGCTCTTGCGAAGCGTTTTTCCAGAATGTTGCCATTATATTATTTTCTCCTTAATATTATATAGTCCTTGCCATCATTTTAGTCCGTAAAAGATGCTCCACTTTTAGTAATAATAAAGTCGATGGCGATGAACTCGATAGCCTTGGCCGGCTTGAGATAAATCTGAGCATACATTACATTTCGGTCGACCAAATCATCAGTCACAGTACCAACTCCTGACGGGCTGGGGGTCGGGTCGTCCATGAGCTTGACGAGATAGTCAGTCAGGCCGAACCTAGCTTGCACATCTGCCAAGAATCTGTCGGCTTTAGATTTAAATGAATCCCATGTAACTTGAACATTAGGTTGGAAGATCGTTTGCGCAGCAATGATGGAAATTTCCTTCTTCACATACAGTAGAAGTCTTCTGACATTGATCCTGTCGAGAGCCGATGGGACCAACTGAAGGGTCTTCTGACCGAACACTACAAGACCTTCGGACGGGAACTTAGCGATCGGATTGACGCTTTGGTCATACAATGTATCTCTGTCCGAAGAGGTTAATCTCTCGTGTACATTGAGTACCTTGAGTCCAGCGGCACCCGGTCGGGTACCTTGGCTAGAAAGGCCTCCGCGAATAAATCCGGCAGGGGCGAACCAAATCTCAGATTTAGCTTGTGAGTTTCCTAACACGCCGACGCCGATTACAGAAGGCGGAACCCAAAGACGGCGGCCAGAACGATTATCTCGGACCTGAGCCCATGGATAATATGCCGCTCCGTAGCTGCTATCTAGTTCCCTGCTCTTCATGTTGCTAGCAATGGTCTTAACAGAGCCGCGGCGAGCAGAAGGACTTGCGCTAGACTCGTGTCTTGGCTGGAATCCTCCGTTAACATCGATAACGCCTAAGGCGTCTGCTCGATCTTCGCAAACCTGAACAACCTTTTTAGTAAGATTAGGTTCAGTCAGGCCGGGCACAGACAAAATGTTATATTCGACATATTCCGGATCTTGGACTGTCTGCAGGGCACGAAAAACCGTGTTGTATGCATAGTTTACAGTCTTATCTCCGGACGCATCGTCCAAATAAGTGTTGCGGAAAGGCTCCACCTCTTGTATATCGAGACCATCGTGGCCGCCATGGAAAACCGTTGTAAATTGGTTATAGCCAAAGAGATGTAATCCTTCGGTACCGTCAAGGGCGCCGTGAATTGCTGACCAACTACGAAAGTTGAGACTTGGTCGGTGGCCGGGATCCACAGTGGTGCTGTTCTGGCGAGAGCCCGAGACATAATATGCCTTAGCTTCGAACCCTAAATCGCCAGTAGAGCCAGCGCCGTATTCCAATTGCACATCATCTAAAGTAAATACCCAAGAATATTCCATATCGTTAGCATGCGGATCGTCCATGTTGGCCGCATAGTACTCTGGTAAGCGGCGGAGACAGTCTCTCAAGCTTGGCTCAAGATTACCCATTGCTGGTATATCTTTGGCCGGATCGTCTGCCTTACACCAATCAACGCCTAAGTGAGAGTGGCGGCTTGTGTCGCCGGTGTCTGCACAAAGAACAAGCTTTGGTCTTGGGAATCGAATATCAAATCGATTGTCGGTCGGATGTCCGCCGATGGAAACTTCCGGCTGGCCGGCGCGCACGAGATCCGTGTCCGCCGAGTCCTTAGCGCAATCGGCCAGATCGTGACCAATATACGGAATCGAGCCCGAACCTTCAACGAATGCGTTGGCGAAAGCGGTTGAACCGTCGCTAATAGCTTTGAAGCCGTCAGACTTGCCGGGACGGATAGCAACTCCCTTCATTACAGGTGGGCCAAAAACGCCCCAAGGAACTAATTCTTGAGCGAGTGCGCCATTTTTAACAGAGTCATCAATTTCAATTCGAACAAAGTCGGACATATTATCATAAGTTCCGTAAGTTCTCATCCTCTCGCTGGTGCTGTCCCATTCTTCGTATTTGTCGCCAATGCGACGACCGACATAATTAACCGAATCAATATCTAAGTTACATCCAGCAAAAACTTCGACGGCGCCGTTGGCATCGTCCTTCGAACCCAATCTTCTAAGAACAACATCAAACGAGCCATAACGATATTTTGTGTTGTTGGAGGGTAAAATGTTCTCGATCGAAACCTTCATGTTGTTTTGCAGCCATTCGCCGTGGTTTCTTCCAATCAATCTAAATAGTTTCTGTGCGTTCTCAGCATTGAAATCCGTTGCGGTACCGGTATCTTGGGCAATAAACCACCCTGTCCTACCATCGGCCCAGTCTTCTCTATGCATTTGCCACTCAGCGTTACTGTTGCCGAGTCCAAGAAGCATGCCCATTTGGCCACCGGGCTTGTTGTAATATTGTGCAGCACCCTTGACGCATCGGTCACGAATGCTCGAATCCGATAGATCCACAACTCCGTCGACTCCAGACCATGCAGATCCGCTATACATATTAACATTATGGAGTACCTCTTGTTCGAAACACTCTCCTAACCAATAGGTTGCCCGATCGGACCCATAGACATCGTTGCTTGTACGAGCAGGATCTGTATTGAAAACTCTTCTAATATAGTGTTCCGAATCGGGATCAAAATTAAACTTATAAACATTACTGTCGCCAGCACTATCAAAAATTCTGGCTGTGAAGGTATTCTTAGCATCTCCGGAGATGACACTAGAACGGCCCATCCAAGCCGAGCCCGATGCATCTGTTGTTCCGTTGGTGGCCTTTCCTTCCAGCACGATTGCGCCTTCAGTTAAATACCATACGGCAGCAAGAGAGCCGGTCATCTGAGGGACAGCTGCGCCTTCATAAGCAATCTGCTTCTGGCTCGCGGAATCACTTCCGCCGGCGGGAGGAATTGCTGGTACGACTGTTGAATCAGCCAAGGTTCCTTGTGAGCCAGAAGGCCACATCCAAAGTCCATAGGCGCCGCCATTTGTACTCAACACAGAAGCGTTACCTGTGCTGGCGCCGGTGGGGGTAACATGACTGACTATGGTACCAGAGGAGTTTTTGGTTTCCCAGCCAGCATTTCCTGCCGTGGTTGCGCCAATCGATTGTTCGCCCAAGAGACGCAAAATGGTTGGCGGTGATACGCCGGCGTTGAGCCAAGCTTCGGCCGCATATGCAGCATAAGTCGGGCCTCCGTGCGCTGAGCCGCGCCATGCATCAGAGGCTGCGCCTCCGGGGTGCGGTGCACCGAATATTCTAACAAACTCTGAGTAGCTTGTAACTGTGACGGGCCTCATTCCTGGGCCCTGTCTAAACCTTCCAACGAGCAGCGGGCCGCGCTCTGGTCTGGCTGCCTCTAATACAGATCGATCTACCTCTTTTAGAAAAATTCCGGGCGATACGAACCGATAACCTTTTACTGACATTCTATGTTATCTCCTCATTTAATAAAAATGCATATTTAGTGGATTAGTTACACTATTTTATCGTTAGTAAATAGTTGTGAAATTTATGAAACTCCAAATTTCTTATGTTTCTACGAGATATAACTAATCGTCTAAATTTTGCGGTAATCCTTATCAGTATCTAAATAGGGATTAATATCACCGAGCGCCGACCTTTCACGAGATATTTTTACTTCAACTGCGTTTTCTCTCACGGAAACCTTGGGACGATCATCGTTGTCACCGGAGCCCACTATATATCCCAACACTCTAATCGATATTTTTGCCTCGTAATCCTTTTCCGATTCGCCGACATCTTTTGAATTGCTAACTAGATTATATTTCCCATCAATAAAGGTTTCATAATCGTGACCATCGCTAGAGATAAGTACCGAATCAATACCAGAGCTGTTAGGTTTATTAATGATGGTCGATAAAATATCGTTGATTTGTTGTTGATACTCCGTCTTGACAGTGACGCTATATGTCACATTGATATAGACCGGTAATGGGATCAGGATCGACTCATAGACAACCTTCTTGTTCGGCGTCTTCACTCCAACATTCGCATGTTTGTTTACGGTCTCATTTGCAAAATTAGATGTCTTTTTCTGCTCGATCCTTCGAGAAATCTGTCTTACTCCGCCCTGCACAGATAATAGATCGTCTGTCGAGTTTCCGACATTTTCTGGTAGTGCTGCATAATGTGAACCTTTATTTCTTAAATCCTTAACTATGCTGGTTCTTTCGATCGAGATCAGCGGCAGCTTTAAAGATCCGGATGAATCTCGTAATTCTTTATCGTGTTTGATTTGATAATTTCGTTCTGCCGATAACCATATTACTGGGACTTTTTTCCAACCTTTGTTTGTAGTTGCATGCGCATTGACATCGTCGCTCAACCACTCAAACAGAGCGCGGTCAATCGTTTCAATCGTTGATGGCATTAATTCGTATTCTTTAATTTTAGACACTTAAGTGCGCTCCTTATGTTGCATCGAAAAGACCCTCGCGTGCTCGAATACACTTAGCGGAAATTTCCATTTTATGGTCAACTTGGCCAAATAATGCGCGGGGTTCTGTGAGCGTTACGATTTCATAGTATATATCTCCGTATTTAACAAAGTCTCCTTCACGCACATACAGCTCTTGGTCTTCCGTCAGGCGTCTTCTGTGAAAATGCACAGTCATCGAAGAATCTTTGTCCATACCAGTGTTCCCGGTTTTGGTGCGTATGCCATCCCACTCGACTAAGGCGTAAACTCTGATCGGTGGTAGAAAAGTCTTCTCAATGGCTTCCCCATATATATCGTGGTAGTTCGTAAGACCAACATCGATTGGATAATACACAACCTGCTGCCCTACAACGCGTTCAACAAGCTCGTCATTAACTTGCTTGACTAAATCGCGTTCTTTCTTTCCTGCAAAGAGCGGAGGAGGCGGCTGATCTGGCTGTTTCCATTTATTACTACCCATACATCAGTCCTCCTATCCCACAATAATCGGCAAAGGCACCTTTTCCTGTATCTTTTGCGCCGTGTCTGTAATCGCGGCATCCTTTTCCATAAGCTTTTGATATGTGAGTTCATCAAGAGTGTTTTTAAGCTCTTCTCT